CACAGTGTTGGCCTGTAGCAGCCCTTGCAGGCCGATACCGAAGGCGTTGGCGGCAGAGATGTTCATGATGTCAGCCGTGGCGCTGTAGGCCACAGTCGCTCCGTAGAGGCTGGTTCCGCTGTTGGCAGCGTAGGCGTCAACCGTCCCGGTCATGGTCGTGTTGCGAGACGCAGCCAAGAAGGCACCAGCATCGCGGGCGTATGACTGCACAGCGCCCAGAGCGTTGTTGTAGTTGCTCACGTCAGCCGCCGTGATGGTCATGTCGTTGTTGGTCAGGACGGCCTGCACTGCCATCTGCTCTTGCACGGTATCGGCGTTGGCAGCCATGTTGGCGACGGCCTGCACCTCCATCAGAACCGCAGTCGCGGCAACGAGGTTATCGACAGCCGTATCGAGATTTGCCATCGTTGCAACGTAGTTATCCTGAAACAAGAGTTCGGCGTTGTAGTACGTCGCGTCGATCACCCCCTGCACATCAGCGTTGTAGTCCTGCCGCATCTGTTCAGTGATGGTTGCCGTCTGCATGACGCCCGGTGCGAGGATGTCGCCGTTGCTTGCGCTGTAGATCGCACCAGCCGTCAGGCTCTGCGAGGCGGTAAGCTGGTCAAGGATCGCTTGGGCCGACCCCTCCAGAGCTGTCATTGCCGGATCGGCGTGAGCGGCGGAAGCGCTCAGACAAAGTAGGGCCACTGTTTTCTTGAGCAATGACATCGGGCAGCTCCAATGAGTAGATCGGGCAAGGGGTGCTTGCCAGTGCCATGGCTTTGAAGATCGCAGGGCTTTCGCACATGACAGAGATGCCTGAGACTTGCAGCCCGAGGCCACCAGCTTCTTGCGGTGTGCCCAAGAGGCGGGCGTCCTTGCGGCGGTTGCACTCAGGGTCTTGCTCCATTTTGCCCTCAGCACGGCCGAAAACGCTGATCTGGAACGCATTCTGCACCGGGATGAGGCAACTGTCATTGCCACCACCACCCATGACTGTCGGCGCGGCGGCTGTCGGTACAGGGGTTGAGAACGGCGACGAGCCTGCGCCGTTATAGTTCTTGGTCTCGCTGGACGAGACGTTGTTGCTGTCGATGGTGGAGTTGGTGTTGCCGCTGTTGGTGTTCAGGTCACCCGTGACTTGGGCATTGGCCGTAGCCGTCAGTAGACAGAACACAAGGCTCCCATAACGTCCCGCGTCTCGCCGGAGCAAAGCAGTTCGTTGGCCGCGTCTCCGTGGCTCATGTAATATAGGGTCTCTGCGTTCTGACGAATTTCGCACTGCGCGTCACCTTTTGGGCAGGCCGTTGTGTAAGCCACGGACGACACAGTAACAGGGCCGCAGCCAGCGACCAAGAGGACGAGTAGCAGCCTCATTTACCCATCCCCTGCAAAATGCGGTCGATCTTTTGGTCGAGGTTGTCAATCCGCGCCAGCACCCGGTTGATGTCGGAATGCACGTCGGCCCGCGTGGCGTAATCTTCGCGTGTGCGGTTCAACAGGATTTGCAGCCGCTTCACCTCGTCCACATGGCTCTTGAGTATCCAGCCGAAGATGGCAAGTACCGTGGACAGACCAATGTTTAGGAGCATCTCGTTGCTCATCACTTCCACTCCGTTCCTGTCCAATATCTCAATGGTTTTCTGACCCAAGCCGAACCGTTCCATACTTTAACCGGATAAGATTGCCAGCGAACCCCGGTCCAATAAAAGAATACACCCTTTGTCAGGACACCAACAGTGCCGACCCGCCCTAAAGCCGAAACACCTGTCGTAGACACATTCGCGTCAGCCTCAGGGGCGACTTGTCCTACAAGTCCGAGCGCCTGAATTCCAACCGGGAACACATTGGCCGTACCCGTGACGTCTTGTATCTGACCGACTTGACCGGTCGCCGATACCCCAGTCACCAAAACTCTTGTGAGGATTACGAACGATGCGGTTCCGACCTGACCTTCAACCTGAAAGCCAACGACCGCCGCTTTAACACCGGCCTCTGCAGTCGCGGTACCCACTTGACCAAAGGCCGAAACACCCGTGATTGAAAACATCGCATCGGCTTCCGGAGCCGGAAAACCAACCTGACCCGATCCGGATACACCGGTCAGAAGCACGTTTGCGGTACCAATAACAGCAAAAATTGACCCGACTTGACCGCTGGCTTGAACACCCGTCACAGGGATGGTTACATTTTCACCAGCATCAAAAATGGCGGAAAACGGTGCACCAGAGAAGGGGCCAGAGCCAAACATGATGTCCCTCCTTTATGTGGGTCAGGGGCAGTGTATCACGTCCGCGCAAACTGGTCACGCCGACCAGTTACACAATTAATGCGATGCGAGTGAGGCGCAAAGTAGTCAGCCACTTCTGCGGTGTAGTACGTCACATCAATTCTCGCAACGCCCCAGACGTGCGTGGTCATGACTTGCCAACCGGGGCCAAACTTGGTGACTGCTTCTGTAACGGTCTTGCCGTTGATGCTATAGGCATTCCCCCGACAGCGGCACCGCTTGCTGTTCCCGCCGCAGATGTAAAGGGTTCCGCCATCCTTGACGCGCGCAGCGAGGTCGTCGATGAACTTCTGTTTTTGATCCTGCGGGACACAGGCAAAGACAGACCCGTAGGCATAGACGTAGTCAAACTGGCCGTTGGGTAGGTGGGGGAGCCAGTGCAGGTCGGGGTGAGCAAGGTGCGCAGCGTCGTGTGTGTCGTGCAGCGTCAGTTCAAGCCTGTCACCAATAGAGGCTTCAATGTCACCGTTGCCACACCCAACTGAAAGCGCAGTTTTGGCTTTTCCGGCATGTTGCAGGATGGTCTCCACGCTTTTCTGGACGTAGGCACCATAAGACGGCCCTACCATGTATTGGTAGAGACCGTCCTTGAAGATGTCCGCGTAGGCCGTCACGCCTGCGAGCCAAAGAGAGCGGCAATCTTTGCTGCCGCATCGTTACCGTAGATGGTGGTCATCACGGCCACGAAGACAGGGTCATTGTCGTCGATAACTGCCGCGAGCAGCCAGTCTTCCTGAGAAGCCTCGTCGGCGAGTGCGAGCTGGGCCTTGAAGGTGTCCCACAAGGAACCCTCACCGTGGTCGGTCACGCGCATAGCGCGAACAAGCTCCAGTTTTGACATCGTGATCGGATTTGACGCTTCATCGCCAAGAGCAAAAGCCACTTCCCCCGACGCACCGACTTCGACAGAAGCGACAGAAAGAGTTTGCTCAACCCAGTTTCGCACCGGGGAGTACATTTGGACAATTCCCTCAACTGTCTCACCCTCCCAAGGCATCCGCGCTCCGACGAGCATGGTGCCGTGTTCTGGTGACGTGTAGAGAATGTCCATCGCCTTAGCGTCAGGATCGACGCGAATGATCTGGTAAGTGTAGCTAATCGTCGTCATGATATCGGTCCCAGTCTAGTGCCAAAGGCGGTCCAAGAGATATTTCCGTTTCCAGTTATTGCGGCCCCAGCGCCGCCGCCAGCATAGAAGACGGAGGCACCAGCGTTACCCCACGATCCCCCATTGCCACCCGTTCCCCCAGTAGTGCCTGCTGCTGAGCAAACGCAGCTAGCTTGCCCGCCAATACCACCCGCCCCGGGACCTCCGGTTGTCCCGGCCCCACCCGGAGCAGCTTGTCTTATAACGGTACAACCGGTGACATAGGTTCCGAAAGCAGCGCCACCGTTTCCGTTGTATGAGGCGTTTGATTGGCCACCGCCACCACCGCCACCAGCCGAAGTGGATGCGGAGAAATTTTCGCTCATGTTGCAACTAACGCCGGCGTTGTAGCCATAAAGCGCGCCCCCACCGCCCCCGCCGCCGCCAGCAATTGTTCCGTTGTTCTGGATGGTCACGCCGACAGAAACTGCCAAAGCTAGTCCACCTGCGGCCCCGGCTGTACCAAGCGCACTCTGCCACGCGCCATTACCACCAGTTCCCCCGCGACCAGCAATCGCACCGTTGTTGATGAGCGTGACACCGTTAGGGAAAGAACCGTTGATCGTGAGCGCCGGGGTCGAGTTTGCCTGTTCTGAGCCGCTAATCCAGACGCCACCGTTGATGGTCGCTGTAACCGCAGAGGACTGGTTCCAACCCGCGTTAACGGCAAGAGTGCGGAGATTGGCGTTGATCTGGTTGGATGCAATCGCAAAGGTAAAGACGTTAGACTTGCCCTGCAAATTGCTCATGCTGATAGTGCCAGACCCCACACCAGCAAGGTTTCGAACCGCAGTTTCGTTTAAGCTGATTGTCGCAGTCGCGGAGCGGCCAAGCTCCGAGTTGACCTGAGACATTGAGATTGTGCCCGTAGGTAGAGGCATATCACAC